ACCTTGACCTTTAATTCCTAGAGGAACACTGATACTGGTGAAGAAGTAATCTGACTGATCCCAGTCAAAGTCTTTTAGTAATTTTATATTCTTCCAACACTCCGCAAACGGTTCTGATATTCGATGTGCTTCCCAGTAGTTGTTGAGAAGACTTTTCCAACCAAATACATCCTCGTGCAGAGAGAAGATCTTTGACCATAGATGGTTACCAGACCCCTGTGGACCTGTAAGAATAACAAGTTTCTTCAAGTAGATGCTCCTTCTCATACTAATTATAGCACCTAAATACCTCTTATACAAGACGTGTCTTTACACGCATTTCGCTCTTTAGCATAATGGCAAATCCGGTAATAAAGGTAAAACGTTCCTCCGTTGTAGGAAAAGTTCCCCAACCATCACAATTAGAACGCGGTGAGTTAGCAGTAAACTCATACGACGGAAAAGTTTATATTGTAAAAGATCAGTTCTCCGTTGGTATCGCTACAACAACGACAACTGTAAACCCATGGTTAGAAACCGGTGTAGGAGTAGGATTATCATATTCTGGTGATGTAAAGATTGTCGGTATTCTTACTGTTGGATCCTCTTCACTTACATTAGATGGCACTAATAATACAGTTAAAGTTGGAACTGCTCTAACATTAGGTCATTCTCAGGGACTACAGTTTCATACTCAAAATTTACATTCAACAGGTTTTGAAGTAAATAATATTAATGTATCAGGTGCCTCAACGGTTGCTGGAACACTAACTGCAAATCATGGTGTTACTGGCAACATAAACTCTAGTGGTATAAGCACTATATCAGGGTTTACGTTCCCCTCAAGCGACGGGAGTGAAGATCAGGCACTGGTTACTGACGGAAATGGTTCACTATCCTTCAAGACACTCTCAGGCGGTTCAGGTGCTGTAGGTGGTGCTACAACTATTAGTACATCTAACACCGAAGCAACCCAAGGACAAACTGCATTTATTGCACCCAATGTATTTAATGACGGTGAACAGGCAACTGCATTCTCTGTACAGGTAAGTATAAATGGTGTCAAACAAAGATTAGGTGCTTCTAATGATTATCAATTATCAGCACCACGAACAGTAACTTTTAATTCTGGACTTACCGCAGGTGATAATGTACAGATCAATGTCTATTTTGGTCACACCTTTGAAGAAGAATTTTTTACATCAACACAGAACAAAACAACATTTACGCTTGCTGGTAATCTTGCTGCCGCTAAGAATTATAGAGTTTTTCTCAATGGAGTCAGGCTTAGAAGAGATATTGACTATCAGGCATCTTCTGCTGTTGTTTTGACTGAAGCTTGTCTTGATGGTGATGAGGTTGATATTTGTTCGGATCAAGCAGAAGACCAACTAACTGCTATTGCTGGTCAATCATCATTTGCTCCATCAAACTCCGATACATCTTCGGATAATATGGAAGTATATTTGAACGGTGTCTTATTACAAAGAACAGTTGATTGGACTATTGGCAATCCTGCTATAACAATTATCAACCCTATAACTGGTCTAGATTTAGGTGACGAGTTAGATGTTGTCGTAAGACGTTCATAAATAAAGGAAAGTAGGACTAAATATGGCTAAACCTGCTTCAAGACTGGATTTGGTTAATTATGCCAAGAGGCAGTTGGGTTACCCTGTCTTGGAGATTAATGTTGCCGATGAGCAAATTGAAGATCTTGTAGATGATGCCATCCAGATGTATCAGAACCGCCACATGGATGGGGTAGAATTGATGTACCTGAAATATAAGATTGGTGAAAATTTCTTAAATGCTGTTCGTGGAAGAGGAGACAGTAATGTTATTGGCATTACTACAACATCCACAACAGCTAATATCACTGGTGTTGGAACAACTGGAGTTGGTATATCTACCTTTACATTTGAAGAGACCCAAAATTTTATTCAGATACCCGATGCAGTTATTGGAATAGAAAAAATATGGAAACTTAATAATAGTACAATTAGCACGAACATGTTTAGCGTGCAATATCAATTGTTTTTGAATGAGATGTACAACTTCAGTTCGGTAGAATTGTTGGGGTATACTATGACTAAAAGATATCTTGAGGATCTTGATTTTATTTTAAGTCCTGAAAAACAAATTAGATTTAACCGTAGACAAAATAGGTTATTTATTGACACTGATGCCGATAGCATGGACGTAGATGATTATCTAATTATTCAGTGCTATCGTGTTCTTGATCCAAATGAATATACTAAGGTATATGATGATATATTCCTGAAAAGATACTTCACTGCTCTACTGAAAAAGCAGTGGGGTGCCAATATGATGAAGTTTAAGGGTGTCAAACTACCCGGTGGTGTTGAGATGAATGGTCGTGAGATCTATCAGGATGGTATCAATGAGTTACAAGCACTAGAAGAGAAGATGAGTAATGAATATGAACTGCCACCTCTGGATATGATTGGCTAATGCTTAATCCATTCTTTACTCAGGGATCAAACGGCGAGCAAAATCTCGTACAGGAACTTGTAGACGAACATATTCGTATGCATGGTATTGAGTTTGTCTATATGCCACGCACGTTTGTCAATAGAAAAACTGTGATGCGTGAAGTAACATCTTCACGTTTTGAGAAGTCGTTTCCTCTTGAGGGGTATATTGAGAACTACCAAGGATTTGGTGACAACCACAATCTATTGACTAAGTTTGGAGTAAGATCCACTGCTGAGATGAATATTATCATCTCACAGAAGCGTTTTGAGGAATATATTACACCTATCCTAAGGGATGGTGGTGGTGTTGGACTTGATAGTGTTCCAGTTAGACCACTGGAAGGAGATTGTATTTACTTTCCGCTAGGAGATATCCTATTCGAAGTAAAGTATGTTGAGCATGAAAGTAACTTCTATCAACTACAAGAAAATTATACATTTACGCTGAAATGCGAACCCTTCGAATACGAAGATGAAAAAATCATCACGGGTATTGGTGCAATTGATGATGACTTTAAAACAATTGGATATAATGCAACTCTAACTTTGTCAGGTGTTGGTACAACCGCCACAGCAATTACCAGTCTTGTTAATGGTGGTGTTCATGAAATTAAAATTATTCATGAAGGTACAGGATACACAGCAGATCCAACGATTAGAATTTCTCCACCAGTAACAGGTAGACTTGCCACTGCTGTTGGTATTACAACTATTAATGGTAATGGAACTAGATCTCTAGAAGTTGTAAGGATTACAGACCCTGGTTTTGGTTATACATCTACACCTGCCATCAGTATTGAGACTGATGATGGTAAGGGTTCAGGTATTCAACTCCAAGTGGGCATTGCTACCACTGGTGCCGTCGGTATTGTCACACTTACCAGCAAGGGAGACGGTTATATTGTACCCCCAATTATTTCTTTCAGTGCTCCGCCCGCTGGTGGTGTTAGTGCTGCTGCTACTGCCATTCTACAGGGAGACGGAAAACTTTCCACAATCCAAATTACCAATGCTGGTTATGGATATGCGTCTGCTCCCACTATTACCGTGGGTGCTGCCGGTACCGTTGGTGTAGGCACATTCTTTAATGGTGATACTATCCGTGGGGTGTCGTCTGGAACAACAGCATACGCCACAACTTGGAACAAACCAACAGGAAAACTTACCGCAAAAGACCTCACTGGCAAGTTCCAAATCGGCGAACTCATTGTGGGAACTGCTAAGTCTACTAGTGAGACAATTGCATATCGTCTAAATAACGTTAACTACGACGATGATGACGCTTACGAAGACAACCAGGAGATCGAAACAGAAGCAGACGCGATCCTGGACTTTACTGAGCAAAATCCTTTTGGTGAAGTCTAATGTTTGGTAATTACTTTTATAACGAGACTATTAGAAAGACTGTCATAGCATTTGGCACGCTTTTTAATAACATCTCGGTAAAGCATAAGCAGGGAGATAATACGATCAGCACAATCAAAGTGCCAATCGCTTATGGTCCTATTCAGAAGTTTCTTGCTCGTGCTGAGCAGCAACCCAATTTTGATCGCAACGCAGCAATCACGTTGCCAAGATTGTCATTTGAGATCGTAAAATATCAGTACGATCCTTCTCGTAAGGCATCGCCAATTACAAAGTTTTGTCTTGTTCCAGACAGTAGTAAGAACAAGATCAAAAGAGTTTTCATGCCGGTCCCATATGATATTGGGTTCCGTCTAAGTTTTGCTACTAAAATTCAGGACGATGCTCTACAAATCCTAGAGCAAATCCTACCATCATTCCAACCCGCATACAACGTCACTATGACGATGATTGAGGGTCATGATGAGAAGAAGGATATTCCATTCACACTAAACAATATCCAGTTCCGTGATGAGTATGAAGGTGACTTCAGTACTCGTCGTGCTATTGTTTACGAACTAGACTTTACTGCTAAGACATACTTCTATAGCGAGATCCCAACAGATGCTTCTGGTGGTCTTATCAAGCGTGTTCAGATTGATTACACCACAACACGTCGTGGTCCAAGAGAAGTCAGATACTCAGTTGTTCCGACTGCTACTGAGGATTACAACTCTGATAGCACAGCAACATTGACAGCAGAAATCAATCCTAAGCAGACTCTACTCAAGGTAACAAGTTCTGCTGCTCTTGTCCAGTACCAGTTTATTCAGGTCAACAAAGAGGTCATGCGTGTTGAGGAGATCGACAATACAAATGTAATCGTATCTCGTGGACAATATGGTACAGAGATTGTCACACATGATGTTGGTGATGTTTTAAATCTAATTAATGCCAATGATAACGCTTTGATTGAGATCGGAGACGATTTTGGTTTTGACAGCGATGTTGAGTTCTTTGGCGATCTAAAATCTTACAGTCCTTCTCAAGGAACTGACATCTGATGGATAAGCAATTTGACGCTATCGATAAGGCACTTGACGTGAAAGCAGAAATAGTTGAGAAGTCTAAAGAACCTAAAGCGATTGTCAAACCAGACGATGATCCCGAAAAAGACTATGAATATAGTAGAGCACAACTCTATACATTAATTGATAAGGGTCAGGAAGCAGTTGATGGCATCCTAGAACTAGCACAAGATAGTCAGCATCCTCGTGCGTTTGAGGTTGCTGGACAGTTAATCAAGTCTGTTGGTGACGTTACTGATAAGTTGATTGATCTTCAGAAGAAGATGAAAGACCTAGAAAAACCACAGGGTGGTCAAAGTCCCAAGACAGTAAACAATACCATGTTTATTGGTAGTACTGCTGATCTACAGAAGATGCTGAAGCAAGGTCTTCTAAATAATGATAGCAAATAGTTTCCTTTATGTTGGACGAAAGAAGTCTCACTAAAGGTGAAGACAACAAAAAAGAAAAGTACATCAAAGGTATGAAGAAATCTTTTAGTGACTTTAAAGGACGTTATGGCGACGACGCTAAATCGGTGATGTATGCCACTGCTACAAAGATGGCAAAAGAAGATGTTGTCGATGAAAGTATTGGTCTAGATTTGGCAAGAGTTATCGACAAAACAAAACCACCTTTGGGAAGAGATTCTAAGCGTAGAAAAATCAGTCTTGCTTTGAAGATGCGAGAAGTATCTAAGACCGCTGCCAAAAATAAAAAACGTGAAATGGCGAAGGAAGAAAATATTGAGGAGATCGCACCTGTAGTTGCTGGTGCTGCCGCTGTTGGTAAAATGGCAGTAAAAGCAGTCGCAAAGAAAGGTCTTCAGAAGGTAGGAAAGGCAGTCACTGCTGATGCCGCTAAGGCAATGGTGGGTGGCAAAGTCAAGAAAGGACCAGTTGCTGCTGGATCTAAAGTTGTAGGTAAATCTGCCAAACCACAAAGTTCTTCTGTCGTAAAATCTGCTGGGATGCAGTCCAAACAGGCACCTAGTGTTCCTAAGAAATCACAAACACCCACAGAACCAAAAGCACCAACCAACACATCCGAACCTTCCAAACCACAGGAACCTACCAAACCAAAGGAACCTGGTAAGCAAAAGGAGAAGAAGAAAAGTGGTGTTGAGGATGGTGTAAAAAAAGGATATCAAAGTGTGAAATCTAAAGTTACAGGTTTCACTGCCATGTTCGACCCGAAGGAGAGTTATGTCCAAGACTCAGAACTACTCACTTTTAGTGATTTTAGGGAGATCGTTAGTGTTTGCGTCTCAGATGAGGAAGGGTTAAATGAAGGAGAAGCATGGACAAAAAAATCAGGAAAAAACTCCGAAGGAGGACTTAACGAAAAAGGACGAAAGTCTTATGAAAAGGCAAATCCAGGATCTGACCTTAAAGCACCGTCAAAGAAGGTTGGAAATCCCAGACGGGCATCCTTCTGTGCAAGAATGAGTGGTATGAAAAAGAAACTAACTAGTAAGAAGACTGCTAACGATCCTGATAGCAGAATTAATAAATCACTTAGGAAGTGGAACTGCTGATTAAATTATGACCGGTGACATCTATCTTGGTAATCCAAATTTAAAAAAAGCAAATACACCGATTAACTTCACTGAGGAACAGATTGTTGAGTTCCTCAAATGTAAGAACAATCCGGTGTATTTTGCTAGGAAACATATTAAAATTGTGTCACTTGACCACGGTCTTGTACCATTTGACATGTATCCGTTTCAAGAAAAGTTAATCAATAACTTTCATGACAACAGATTTAATATCTGTAAGATGCCACGACAGACTGGTAAGTCTACAACGTGTGTATCGTATCTACTACACTACGCTATCTTTAACGATAACGTCAATATCGCTATTCTAGCAAACAAGGCGGCTACTGCTCGTGACCTTTTGGGAAGGTTACAACTCGCTTACGAGAATTTGCCAAAGTGGATGCAGCAAGGTATTATTGCTTGGAATAAAGGTTCTTTGGAGTTGGAGAATGGGTCTAAAATTATCGCCGCATCTACGTCTGCATCTGCTGTTCGTGGCGGTTCCTATAATATCATCTTTCTTGACGAGTTCGCGTTCATCCCGAACCACATTGCTGATGAATTCTTTGCCTCTGTTTATCCTACTATCTCGTCTGGACAGAGCACCAAAGTAATTATGGTGTCCACGCCACACGGTATGAATCACTTCTACCGTTATTGGCATGACGCTGAGCGTGGAAAGAACGATTATATTGCTACAGAAGTTCACTGGTCAGAAGTCCCCGGCAGGGATGCCAAGTGGAAAGCACAGACTATTGCTAACACAAGTGAGCAGCAGTTTAAGGTTGAGTTTGAGTGCGAATTCTTAGGATCTGTTGATACACTTATCGCACCCTCTAAACTGAAGACAATGGTTTATGAGGATCCAGTGAGAACTAATGGTAGTCTCAATATCTATGAGATGCCTATTGACGATCATGATTACATAATTACAGTGGACGTTGCCCGTGGTGTTTCGAAAGACTACTCTGCTTTCATCGTTTTTGATATCACTTCGTTTCCATACAAAGTGGTTGGCAAATATAGAAACAATGAAATAAAACCAATGATGTTTCCAACCATCATTGTAGAAACTGCTGAGGCGTACAACAATGCGTACATCTTAGCAGAGGTCAATGATATTGGCGATCAGGTTGCTTCAATTATTCAGTTTGATTTGGAGTATGAGAATGTATTGATGTGTTCTATGCGAGGTCGTGCTGGTCAGATTGTTGGCACAGGATTTTCAGGTAAGAAGACACAACTTGGTGTCAAAATGAGTGTTACCGTCAAGAAAGTTGGTTGTAGTAACTTAAAGACTTTGATTGAGGATGACAAGTTAATCCTTTGTGATTATGATATGATTAGTGAACTTACTACCTTCATCCAAAAACGTCAATCGTTTGAGGCAGAAGAAGGATGTAATGATGATTTGGCAATGTGTCTGGTTATCTTTGCGTGGTTAGTAGCACAAGAATATTTTAAAGAAATGACGGATAATGATGTCCGTAAAAGAATTTACGAAGAACAGAAGAATCAAATTGAGCAGGATATGTCACCATTCGGTTTCGTTAGCGATGGTCTAACTGATATGGATGGTGAGGTTGACTCCAATGGTGACATATGGAAGGTTGATGAATATGGCGACATGTCATATATGTGGGAGTTCCAATGATCAATCCAAAATGCTTAAACGGTGAGCAGTGTTATGGATTTAATATTGATGGATACTTGTTACCATGTTGTTGGGTAGATCACCCAACTAGGATAGGACAATTTAAAATTCTCACCAAAGATAAATTTAAACTATCAAATGTAGATTCTATTGAGTCAATAATTGAATCTGAGGAATGGCAAGAGTTCTTTGATGTTTTAATTAATAAACCAGAAGAAGCACCAGAAACTTGTAAACATTATTGTAGTGATAGACATGAGCACAGAAAAATTAGTTACTCTTAAGAAAAGTATTAACCTCGATCTTACACACAAGTGCTCTTTAAGGTGTCCTGGTTGTACTCGGCAAAAATTTTATAATAGTAAAAATATTCCTGGTTCGGATATAGACATTGAGTCATGGGAAAAGATAACTGATTACTTCGATAAAATTGCCTTGTGTGGTCAAATATCAGATCCAACACATCATGATGATTTTTTTAATCTATTAAAAATTGCCCTTAGAAAAAATGTTAGTTTGGTAATCAGTGTTGCGGCATCTTTTAGATCCCAATCCTGGTTTACTAGGGCGTTTCTAATGACTAAGAATCATGATGTCGAATGGGTATTTGGTATTGATGGTTTACCTGCGGATAGTAATAAGTATAGAGTTAATCAAGATGGTGAAAAATTATTTAATATAATGAAGAGATGTGCTTCTATGGGAAATAAAACAACTTGGCAATATATTGTATTCAATTACAATGAAAATGATATTGATACCTGCATGTCGATGGCACAGGAGATAAACGTTAAATTTAAAAAAATTATTTCATCTAGGTGGAGTAACATTGAACATTTAAAACCAAAATTTAAATATAACTACTTAACCAGAGATTTTTGAGTAATGGAATTTGAAGATCAATTCTTACTAGATCACTTAATCTTTACTGAAAGGGTATGTAGAAACTGTGGTCAGAAAAAAGACCTGTTAAATGATTTTTATAGGACGAAAAATGATAGGACCACACCATCAGCATATTCTTATGAGTGTAAGGATTGTACGAAGATAAGAGTAACAAGTAAAAGAAAGAAAAAATTGCGGTCTGAGTGGGAGTATCCTGACTGGTAGGGTTCACGCACTATTCACGCCATTAAAACATCCCTTTTTCTAAATAGTTTTAGTCTAAACGGGTAATACGGGAGTTAGGATGGCACTACGTTTATCGTCCCCAGGTATTAGTGTAAGAGAGGTTGATCTAACCCGAGGCGGGATAAACGCTTCTATCAACGTCTCCGCTGGTATTGCTGGTCCTTTTAAACAGGGACCTGTCAATGAAGTAACCAGAATCACTAGTGAAAAGCAACTAGTCGAAGTATTTGGTGGTCCTGGGGCAGGAACCACTGATTATCACTACGAAACGTGGTATGCTGCTTCGAATTTCCTAAGTTATGGTGGTCAACTAGAAGTTGTCAGAGCAAGCGGTTCTGATCTCGTCAACGCCAACGCTGCTGTTGGTGTTTCTTCTGTTGCCAGTCTAACGATTGAGAATGTAGATCACTACAACAACAATTTTGCAGGCATCACAAGCGCCTACTGGATCGCTAAGAACCCTGGTTTCTGGGGTGACGGTCTAAAGGTTTGCGTTATTGACAACGCTGCTGACCAAAGAATTTCTGGTGTTAATACCGCAGGTGTATTCCCTGCTATCGGTGGCGGTGCCATCGGT